ATTGTCTTCTGTATGCGTGTCTCTCCGTTACTCCCGTATGATCGTCATTAATCTCATTGGTCATTAAAGACGCACCAGGTAGTGATGCATCACAGCAAGATAATTGAATCAACTCTTGATTATCTCTTTTTTTATAGTCTGCTCCTATCCATTTAGCAGCTTCTCTTTTTTGAAGAAATTCTCCCATTTTATCTAAAGGAGGTGAAAACTCACAGATATAATGAGAAGTTAAAGCGGGCCTTAGTAATTTAGATTTAATGTCACTAACAAAAACTCTCGTTGGTTGTGGAGCAGCCATCTATAAATACTTCTAATGCTTATATACTATGTATAAAAATGCCTCGCGATTCTAGGTATCATCAAGGATTTTTTCATCCAAGAAATCCTGAAAAATATATGGGAAATCCAAATAATATTGTGTATCGTAGTAGTTGGGAATTGAAGTTTATGCAGTGGTGTGACCGAAATCCCAACATTCTTCGCTATGGATCAGAAGAATTTTGCATTCCTTATTATAATCCAGTAAAGCAAAAAGTTTGCAGATATTTTCCAGATTTTATGATTGAAGTTTTAGAAAGTAATAATAAAAAACAAAAATACGTAATTGAAATTAAACCCAAAAAACAAACAATGCCTCCAGTGAAAGGAAACAAGAAAACAAAGACTTTTATTAATGAAATGAATACTTATGCAGTCAATCAATCAAAATGGAATAGTATTCAAGAATGGTGCAAAGATCATATGATTAAGTTCCGCGTGATTACGGAAGACGATCTCGGAATCCGATAATGGCACAAGGTTTTGGGCAATATATTGATACCTCTTCTACGGCAAGAGTTAGAGAATTAAAAAAAAGAATTCGTAAGGCAAATACAAAAGATCCTGAGGATCTAATGCTGATTATTATGGATGTCTTCAAGGAAGACTCAATATATCCAGAAATTGATAAATTTTATACATTTGTCTATAATCCAAAAACTCTAGGTATTGAATATGATCAACATCCTTTAATTGTCTGTACTAGTTTGTATCGTTGGGGATTTAGAGGAATCAATTTCCATTGGAGAGAACATCGTAGTTATACTTGGGAAGAAGTTGCTGGAAAACTTTATAGTGTGAAGTATACGGAATTGGATGACCTACTTGAGATTCCATATATGAAAATCAGACTAAATAAATAAAAGTATTTTGTATTTTCTACAATACATAAAATAAAAATATGTCTATAAAATGTACTCCTTATTTAATAAAAACTTCGGGCGCATCCGTTGAAGTGAAGACTTGTGTGGATGTTTCAAATGCAAAATCACCGTACATAGTAGATAAAAATGGAAATACATTATACCAATGGAACGTTTCTAAAAAAATATGGGAACCTTTGGGATCATCATCCGATTTAATAAACAATAATAATGGTTTTAGTTCCACTGAAACTTTTGGTTCCATTTTAACTCAGAATAATAAAACTTTTACAGACAATACTATTAAAATAATAAATGATGATTTAAAAGGTTCTCCAGTAGCAGCAAGAACATATGGAGAATCTGCAGCATTTCGCCCTTGGAATCAATGGGTAGCAAGCAGACCTACTTCACCTCCATCAAAACCACAAGAAGGTGGATCACCCAATAGAACTCCACCAACTGATCCAACGCAAACTCCTCCAGAAGAACCACCACTAGACGAAGAACTATTAAAAAAGTTAGAAAATCCAACAGAATCTCTTATCTTAGCTCCCGGAGGTCTTAGATATCCATTAAAAATGGACAAAAAACAAGATATAATAAAATTTCAAGCCTGCCAAATTAAACCAAGAAACATACCACAAGATTCATTTAAGGATGCGCAAAGTGGATTTATGTTTAAGTTTCCAGAACCAACAGTAGAACCTGCAACTGGCCCAGATGGAGTAAAAGAGGGTCCAGTAGTATTATCGGTTCAATCGCCTATTAGTGATCAAAATAGTGTCGAATGGGGAGGTGATAGTATCGGTGCAATACAATCTGCGGCATTTGCGAAATCATATAATATAGCAACTGCAGATACGCCACAACAAGTAGGCAATGAAATAAAAAGTATTTTTACTGAATTATATGGTACTGCTAGGGAATTTAAAGATAGAATACAAAAGTTAGCTGCAGCAGAAGCTGCAGGTATAAACAATATTCTAGCAAGAACTGATAATGTTGTTTTGAATCCAAATTTAGAGCTTCTTTTTAACTCTCCACAATTAAGGCCATTTACCTTTACTTTCAAGTTGTCGGCAAGAGAAGAACTAGAAGCAACTCAAATTAAGAAAATTATAAAATATTTTAAATATCATATGGCAGTGAGAAGAGAAGAAAAAAATTTATTTTTAAAAGCACCTCACGTATTCCAAATTAAGTATGAATATTATGATGAAAAAACAAACCAATTAACTTCTCATCCGGGATTAAATTTAATTAAAAATTGTGCTCTTACCAACTTTTCAGTTGATTATACTCCTCTTGGAAGTTACGCAACTTATCGCGATGGGACTATGGTTGCATACACATTAAATATGCAATTTCAAGAACTTACTCCAATCTATGATTCCGACTATACTAAGGATTCTCTCATAGGTTACTAAGATGGCAAAACCTTATTTCAGACAAGTTCCGAATTTTGAATATGTCAATCGGAATGCGGATAGTCAAGATATCTCAAACTACATTCCAGTTAAGAATTTATTCAAACGCGGAAAACTTCGTCTAGATATTTTTGGAAATCTAAACTTTTTCACCAAATACAAAATTATCGGAAATGAAAGACCTGATAATGTTGCATATAAAATTTATGGAGATGAAACACTTGATTGGGTAGTTCTTCTTTCAAATAATATTCTGAATATTCAAACCGAGTGGCCAATTCCTCAGACATCTTTTGATTCCATTCTTCTAGAAAAATATGGTTCTTATGAAAATCTTTATTCTGGTATTCATCATTATGAAACTCTAGAAATCAAAAACTCAAATGGAGTTACTGTTCTTCCAGCAGGTCTAGAAACACCCAGTACTTGGAGAACCAATGGAAACTTTATTCAAGTCTCAAGAACCACTATCAATCAAATCTTTGCCGGAAGTGCGGGAGTTCCATCAAAGACTGTAACAGTCACGATGAACAATGGAATTCCAAATCTTAAAGTGGGTTCTCAAATTTTTATCAATAATGTCTCGGAAAGAGTCTTTAATGGAAAATTCATTGTAACCTCCGTTCTTGCACCATTTAATGACATTGCAGTTTCCTTTACCTATGAATTAAATGAGGTTCCTTTCGTTGCAGATCCAATTCTCAGTTCTTCTGGAATTGAGGAAGCCATTTTTACTGTAGAGGGTAATATAGGTGTAGGAAATGCGTATTACTATGAATATTATGATGATGGTTTAGGTTATTATGTGACAATTCCATCTTCTCAAGTTATAAGAGCCGTAACAAACTATGAATATGAGTCTAAAATTGAAGATGATAAAAGAAATATCTATATTTTAAAACCACAATATCTGAATATTATTTTTAATGATATGGATTCCATTATGCCTTATAAGAGCGGTGGGGCACAATACGTTTCAAGAGATCTGAAGAGAGGAGAAAATATTCGTCTATATTCATAAAAAAAGGAGGGAATTTCTTCCCTCCTTTAAAATTAATTAATCACTCATCAATTAGACTTCGGAAATATTGAAGTGTTTCGTCATTTCCAAGTTCTTCTTCATCGGAGTCAGAAACTACTTTAGAACGAGAATAAGATTGTTCTAGTTCTTCCATAATTTTTTCTGTGGAATCAGATTCAAACTGAGGTAGATTGTCTTCTTGTTCCATTACAGAACGAGATTGAGTCGGAACGGAAGCAGAACCCTTTAGACCTAGAACTTGATTCATACGTGCCTCAAGTTCTTCATATGACTTGAATTGATCCAGAGCAGTCAGAGCAGTGAGAGAATACTCTTTTTTCCAGATTGCTTCTAGAGCATCGTCATCATCTAGAAGAGGGCCAGGACGATCAAATTCAGATTTATCATAATTCCAATAACCATCCTTTTTTACAATCTTCAGCTTGAAGTTTGCACCTTGCCAGAAGTCAAAAGGATTGATTGGAGTCTCATCTTCAAATTCTGGTTTCATTACACCTAGAATCTTATCAAAGATCTTCTTTCCAAATTTGAAAATCCTGACGGTTCCCTCGTTCTCAGGATTCGCTGGATCCTTAATAACGTAGATGTTTGCGTAATATGAAAGCTTACGTTTTTGTTTACGTACGAGTTCTTGAATGTTCTTAGGGCAGCTCTCAAACTTTCCATCTGGGGAATTTTTCATTACGAGAGAACGATTATATTCCGTGACGGGATCTTTTTGATTTAGCGTAGTAAGACTATTTTCCAAATACCAACCCCCACTGATTCCTTGAAAACCGTGAGAATAGAGTTTCGCCCAAGGAAGATCTTCACCTTCTGGGGCGGGAAGAAAGCGAATGATTGCGGATCCTACACCTTCTTTGCCCATTACAGGTTTCCAGAACCTTTCATCATTTGAAGAAGATGAGGAAGACATCTTCTCTACTTGTTGAATGAGTTTGTCGGTAAGTGAACCTAGTTTTGATTGTTTTTTGAGTGTTTCGAATGACATTTTGTTTTTCCTTTGTTTGTATGTTTTTGGCTTGTGGACTTAGCTTAAGGGATTGTCTAGCCCATTTTTAGTTTAGCATTGAATGGAAGATTCGTCAAGAGTGCTCTTAAGAATCTCACAGTATTTAGACAATTCAATTTTGAGAAAAGGAGAATATTTTTGAATTCTCAGACCCACTGATTCCCAAACTGGATCTGAAAGTTTTGAATTGAATTGATTTGAATAAGAGAAAATCTTATCGTAAATGACTAAAGTCTCAAGTGAAACTTTACCGGCAAGAAATCTCTTTAGAAGAATTGGATGTCCTTTGGAACAGTCAAAAAGAGATTTAACTTCATAGTCTTCAAGAAGAAACTTTGTGTCTTGTTTAAAAAGATAAGAAAGTGATTGAATTCTTTTTTTCCAGTTCTGATAGGAGATTTCTCCTTCTTTTACAATTTCACCAATCCAAAGAGTTTCTGGATCATTACAAGAAACGAAGTTTGCAAGAAAAAACTCTTCAATCTCTTTTTCTGAATATTTGCGAGAGAGTTTTTCAAACCAAAATCTATCTCGCCGTTTATAAAAAGATTGAAGAGTTGTTCTTGTTTTTCTGTTGTATTTAAAATAGTCGTAGGATTTTTTTAGAAAATGATTGCGAATTGCCAGATAATTACAAAAAGTATCAAATGGTGTCATTCAAAAAAATAATTTTGCTCGTGAAGTTTTCTTTAGAAAGTTTAAATCCATTGCTTCACATTTCAATTTTTCTTTAAGGGGCTTTGAAATCAATTTGGGAACTGATTCAAGATCAATTGAATTGATCTCACAGTAGGTTACGATTCCATCAATATAGTTGCATTTTTGTTTACGAACGATCTTTTCAATCTCTTCAGCAAACTTTTCTTGGCTGATAAATTTTTCTTCAAATAATTTTCCGATTTCTTCCTCTTCCATTAATTCTGATTCGGCAAAAAACTTTAGCATATTTCAATTTCTCATCAAAAAGTATTATAGCAGTAAGTATTTATTCTGTCAACTCTAGCTTGTCGTTTAGAAATTTTTCAATGTATTTTTGAAGAAGTTGAAGATACTTTTTCTTATCTCGCTCTTCATAGACAACACATTCTCCATTTTCACAAGTCATAATGATTACAAACTTCTTGACCTTAAGACCAGTCATTTCATAAAGCATTGCCGCATACGCAGCGCACTGAACGAAGTATCCCTCTATCCATTCGACGGGTTTTGGTTCTTTTGAGGTCTTATAATCAATGATTGCAAGTTCCCCATCAAATTCTGCAATCGTGTCGACGGTCCCAGCAATTCCAAGAACTTCACTATACAAAGAACTCTCAAGACAATGAATGTTATTGATTCTAGAAAGAGTTGGTTTTGCAATCTGAAAGAGATGCTCTGAAAGTGGTTGAACAGATGGTAAATCTTCATTTAGAAGATAGTGTTCAATCAAAGTATGAGTATCAGTTCCACGACTGGTTGCCTGCCTTGTAATTTGATTTGCCTTTTCTTCACCGACTCTCTTTCTCCACTGAGCAAAGAAGTCTTTTTTATAATGACTAATTACCGAAGTGATGGAAACTAATTTCTTATTTTTATCTTTTAAGTCATAATATCTCACTCCATCAATTACAACTCTTTCAATTGTGGGCAAATCTAATTCAATATGATTAAATTTGTTTTGATGAATTTCATTATATTTTTCAATAAGAGGATTGGACATAAATTATAGATTCAAAGATTTTTTAGCGATTACAAACTCACGAACGAGCGGTGATCTTACGATGTCATCAACATCAAACTCAATTTTTTCAAAGGAAGGCATAATGTCAATAATTTTTAGAAAATCAATAATTCCATTCTTTTCACTCATTCTAGTTAAATCACTTTGTTCAATATCACCAGCAAACATAATCTTAGTGTTTAAACCACATCTTGAGATGACAGAAAAACTTTCGTGAGCTGAGCAGTTTTGGCTTTCATCTACAATAATGATTGAATTATCAAGAGTTACTCCACGAATAAATGAGGTACACCAAAAACTAATGGTTCCTTGTGCCTTAAGATTTCCATAAAGCATTTCAAAATCAGCATCAGAAGGCATCTCAAACATATATCTTACCATATTTTTATATGGTATTTCAAAGAGTGATTTTTTATCTTCCTCCGTATTGTGAGTAACAATGTATTGATCCGTAATATAGAGATGTTCAGGGCAATCAACTAAAATACATTGCACTTCTTTTTCACCGACCGGCTCTATTGATTTTATACCAATATTGTGCATATAATTGGGATTAAATCTTTCGGCCTTTCTACTAAGATAAAATGGGTTTATTTCTTTTGGCATACTAATATTTAATTCATATGAAATATATCTAGGGGTAATTTTTCGCTCTTGCCCTTTGTAGTTCGTAACTTTACGATCAATACCAATTCTATTTCTAGTACTAATAGTGGCTCTTCCACCCAAAGAACGAACTAATTCGACCACATCATTTGCCAATCTCTCAGAAACTGTTGTATACGAACAATTTCCACCATAACTGTCTTTAATAGTCCCATCAGTATCCATTAACCCCCTAAGAAGCTCAATTCTATCCTCAATAGAGGAATACAAATACAAATCTGGAATAAACTTATCATAAGATTTTTTTCCTTCTAATCCAAGTTTATGGATGATATCCTTTACAGGATTTTGCCATCTTTTTAAAGAAGGTAAAAATTGGTATTCATACCCATCTACAACTTTTGCTTTATTACATCTCTGCGTTATTTCATTTTTTGTAAGATTTAGGGTCTTAACGGCCTCACCTATTGACTCATATTCGATTTTTTCATCATTACTTACATTTTTTAGAAGAATGCGCCGGGCGGGTTTATTATTTTTTATATTTTTAGCTTTAATATGGTAGTTAATAAAATTTGGATTTGATGTCTTAGTCAAACAACAATCAATTGATGATAATTCGGCATTAAATTTTTCAATTATTTCATTATCGTTATTGCACAATGAAATATGGTGAGATAACGAACCATCTCCAAGAATGGCTCCAATAATATAAGGAGATACCGGAAGATTCTTTTTGGAAAACTGCACAGGTTCATTTCTAGGTAAATAATGGTTTATTTTCCCCTTTTTATTATAAAGAGTGTCGATAATTTCCTTAGTAGTTTTCACGGATCCATTTCTTTTTCTTTTTTTATCCTCAAAAGTTTTAGTCAACCACAAATGATCCTCACAACATTCTGTAGATGTATTTTCATTTGTTGTTATTTTATATACTAATTTTTTTCCCTTTGGATATACCCCAAGAACTTTTGTAGGATTTCCATTTCTACCAATAACATAGTCACCAACCTTTAGTTGTCCCATAGTAGTCCATCCGGTTGGAGTTAAAATTTTTGCGTCTAGTGGTTGTGGTCCGGGTAAGAATCCGATTTCGCGTGTTTGTACGAGCGAGCGGACAATATAAATCTTCTCATAAGGAGACTTTTCATTTAGAACTTCTTTGAGTGCATTATACAATAGAATAAAGGTCTTTCCACTACCAGGTACACCATGAGCGAAGATATTTTTTCCTTCCTCATAATATTCAAATAGCTTCTTTTGATTCTCAGTTAAAGGCTCAATTTTTCTTAGATAATCTAAATTAATTGGTTTCTTATGTTTAAACTGACGGGCAGTCATACCTGCACCAATTGGTTGTTCGTCTTTTCTGTTTCTTCTTGCCATAAAAACTTAAACTGGTTTTACTTGTGATTTTGGAGCCTTCGAAGCCTTTAAAAGTACATCGTTCCATCCCGGATGAGACTTTTTAAGTCTATCATAAATCTCACCTACCTCTCCTGATGCAGGGCAAGTGGATGGATCACTCCAATCGCGTGTCCACAGGGGATTTTCCGACTTCCACTTATCCCATTCGTGAACACTCATTGTAACTTCTTTTTGCTCACCGGTTTCTATGTGAATCACTGGATATGTAGCCAAAATTTATTCCTCCATAAGATATAAGGGTTTTTATTCAAGGCAAATTGACGGAGCATCATCACATTCTATACAATCAATACACTCATCCACATCTGGATGAGATTTCAGAAATTCTTGAAACTCTTCTTCAGTAAGAAGAATTTTAAAAACGTGACCAGTTGAATGATCTTTGATGCACCAGGATTTCATTGGAAATTAAGAACTCTAGTAGTAATTATACAATCCAATCAACGTCACCGCCAAGAGCTTCATAACATGCTGGAAACTCTTGTCCAAAAATTACTTTGCATTTTTTTGCAATGTCCATATGCTCTTCTTGAGTTCCTGTCTTTTCTCTAAGAGCAATATAATGCATCCAAGAACGACAAGATCCGGTCATATAAATTCTTGTTGGTGTTGCAAGTGGAAGCACGAAGCGAGCGCATTCCCTAGCCACACCCCTAGAAAGTAAACTATTATAAAGCTTTTGACCTTTTTCAAAGTATTCTTGAATTTCCCCCTGCATTCCAAGTTTTACATAATCACCAAAATCATCAATTGAATTTTGACGATTTTTAACGTCTTGCCTTCGTAAATCTGGAATTATAGGATTATCTGAAAGTAAATTGGTATCCGCATATCTTTGAGAAAATTCTTGAAAAACAAAGCTTCTGTGCCGAAGAATCTGAGCGGCAATTCCTCTCGTGGTATTAATTTCAAGAGTCATATATGACTGCTCAAAGATACTCCAATGATGATGTTTAATGCAATATTTGATAAGACCAGCGGCAGTATCAAAGTTGAGTTGATTGTTTGGATTACTAACTCTTGCAATATAAGAAATTACTTCTTGTGCGTTCTTATTAATCAATTCTCCCGCACCTCGAGTAATCGCAACAAGTTTAATTTGTTCGCTCATTCTTCAGTCCTCCAAGTACTTTTTTCTTCTTTACGATATTTTTTTAAATCTTTCATCAGACCTTTAATTTGTTGATAAGCATCTTCTGATGTGATCTTATCTCCAATTTCTAGACCAACAATAATATCCACACGATCTGCAAATTTAGCCAGGTGCTTTTCAAAATTAGTTAATTCATTATACATCTTCGTTCTCGTCGTAAAATTCATCTACATCATTTTTATCATAATAAGAAATTACTTCTTCGTACTTTGGAATCACTGGTTCTTTAAGTTCCTCTTTTAATGCACTAATAAGAAGCTCCATATTATGAACAATCATTCTAACTTTTTCTTGATTCATCAGGATCAAAGGCAACTTGAGTAAGTCTAGAAGAAAAAAGGGGAACTGTCAAGTCCCCCCAGATGATCAAGCAATTTGTGGCTTCTTTGCCATATTTAATTGTGCATTTTGAAGTTTAATTTGCTTTTTATTTTTATTTTTTAGATAGTGAATAAAAATAATCTTCATTTTTTGACCTCCACATTATCACAAGGACGATAGGTGATTCCACGATAGATGTTTTGAGAATGAGATTCAGAATGTGTTTGTTGATACCAAGAAACATATTCTTTTTTCATATTCTCTGTTTCGTAAGAACACCCACGATACACAGCTTTAGTCATTAGACTTGCTCCTTTACTAGATGAGTAAATTCGCGTTGCTTCTCCAAAAATGGATACTTCCGCTGGAGTTCCCAGTCAACGATTGAAGTATTTTATTACTTCTAATGTTAGTTATGATATAATAATGGTATAATTGAATACAATTTATCGTTGAATAAAGTTCAATTTATATTCTGTTGGATGAAGTTCTGAGATTACCATATCACAACCAATTTTTGGATTCGTATTACCACACGTAAAAAAATCTGCGGCGGCTTTTCCTTCTTCAGGCCAAGTATGCAGACTAAAATGAGATTCAGATAATAAACAAACTAAAGTCACTCCTTGTGGAGTGAATTTTTTAAAAACCGTTTGAATAATCGTTGCTCCACTTTTTGTTGCAGCATTTTCTATTAAATCTATCAAAAGTTTTTCATTATTCAATGAATCAAATGAACATCCATAAAGATTTAATAGATAATGCTTTCCCATCAGTTAGTTCCTTCTTCGATTAATTTGCTTACAATTTTTTCGGTGCCATCCATTGTGCGAATAGCATATAAATTTGACTTCTGATACTTCTTAATT